TTGATGCACCTGAAGTCGAGCTGGATGGCAAGATTTACGATGACTGGCAGAAATGCTCGTTCAATTTTTCGATCAGCGATATCGCCAATTCCTTTGCCTTGACTACCCCGGACTTCACGCCGGATCACGGCGAAGATATGGCTGTAAAGGCGCGGTTTGGGGATCATGAATTGCTTACGGGTTGGCTTGAGGAAGTCGACAATTCGACTGTGCCCGATCAGGAAGGAACGCGACTGAGCGGGCGATCAAAGGCGGGTGATCTGGTCGATTGTTCGGCGATCGTGCCGGGTGGGGAGTATCATAACCTTTCACTGCTTGAGGCTTGTGTCGATCTTTGCAATCCATTTGGTATCGCGGTGTCGGCGTTGGTCGATGTCGGTGATCGGTTTGACCGGATCAAGATCGAACAAGGCGAGGAAGTCGGGCAGGTGATCGACCGGATATGCCGGGAACGAGGCCTGATGGCATGGTCGGTGGGTTCCGGCGATATCGTTCTTGGTCGTCCGGGGTTCGCGAGAGCGCAAACGGATCTTCGCTATCGATATACGGGGTCCGGTCAGCTTCAAAGCGATAACAATATTGTCGAGCTGTCGGCCAAACTGACCAAAGCCAATCGGCATTCGAAGCTGATCATGCGGTCGCAGGGGCAAACAAGTGATGATGATTTTGGTATTGCCGCCGCCCAGTCCGAGGCCGCGGCGGTCGATGACGCGGTTCGTCGGTATCGACCCAAGGTCCTGACAAGCGATGGGGCAGGGTCGTCCGATCAGCTTCGCCAGCGTGTTAATTGGGAAATGGCACGCCGGATCGGTAAATCAACCGCCATCACCTATCAGTGCGAGGGCTGGCAACAGGTCCCGGGCGGGGATATCTGGCGCCCCGGGTTGCTGGTTGCCGTCGAAGATCAGAAAAACAAGATCGCCGAGGAAATGCTGATCGTTTCTGTCGGGCTGACGCTTGATGAAGACAAGGGCGGTTATCGCACCTCCCTGTCGGTCGAGCCGCCCGCCGCGTGGGTGCCCAAGCCGATCTTTGCAAAGGCTGATGGTGATGCGCAATACGCGGCCCTTCGTCGCGCTGTAAGGGGGTAGGGCAATGTCAGATGGCTTGTTTCAGCGTCTCTCGCGTCGCGTGGAAAATATGATCTTCCGGGCAGTGGTTCGTTACGCCAAGTCGACCAGTCAGGGCGGGGCAATTTCCGCGCAATTGGCGGGGCGTTCAGGCGATACGCTCGATGGTGTTGTGGTGTTTGAGGGGTATGGTTTTAGCCATATTCCGCTTCCGGTTGATGCCAATGGGCGCGGCGCTGAAACCATTGTGTTTCAGTTGGAACGAAACCTTGCGGTTGCGATCCCGCCCATGGACCGCCGCCATCGGGCGAAGTCCGGGGCTGTAATTCCGGGTGAGGTCAGTATCTATGATGATCAGGGACAGCGGATAACACTGAAACGCGGCAAAAAAATCGTCATTGACGGGGCGGATTTCCTTGATGCGCTGATTGCGACAAAGGTGCTGGTCAATTGCCCGGATGTTGAATTCACCGGCAATGTAAAGATCGGCGGCAACCTTGAGGTGGTCGGTCAAGCTACCGTTGGCGGCGATATCACCGATCAGGCGGGGTCTGGCAACACGCGAACCGTTGCCGGTATGCGTGAAGTCTATAACGGCCATGAACACCCTGAAAACGATAATAACGGCCCTACCGACCCGCCAAATCAGGGGATGTAAGAATGTCGAATTTATACACCGACATGGCGCTCCGCTATGACGCGGAACGTCGCCGGTTTGATCTGTCCTTGATTGGCGGTCAAATGCCGTCGCTCCAGACAGATCATGGATTGGAGACGGCGGTAACCGCGTCGCTTTTTACGGACCGGCGCGCGCGCGAGGATGATGCTTTGCCCGATGGGTCTGATCGCCGGGGCTTTTGGGGGGAGGCTTGGCCCGCCGTTGGTGGGGTCAGGATGGGCTCGCGCCTGTGGCTTCTGGATCGCGAGATCATCACAAGCGAAACGGTCGCGCGTGTGCGCGAATACGGGACGGAGGCCTTGCAATGGCTGACGCAATTAGGTGTAGCGCAGTCCGCGACGTTTGACGCGGTTCGCGATCGCGCGGCGGGGCGTTGGGTGATTTCAGGTCATGCGCTCATAAAGCGGCCCGCCGGGCAGATTTTCGAGCGGCGTTTTGCTGACCTTTGGGATTGGATGGATCGAAATTCATGAGCAAGTTGACCGGGTTTGATGTTCCGACCTTTGAAGCCCTGCGCGGTCAGTCCGGGGCACATTACGAGGCGCGACTGGGGCAGGGTGTGACGCTCGGTCAGGGGCCGATTGCGGTTATGCCCTATATCGACGGCATGCTCGCAAATGGTGCATATGGTTACCTTGATCATACCGCCTCACAGACGATGGTTCTATGGGCGGTTGGTGACAATCTTGACGGTCACGGCTTTACATATGATGTGAAGCGCATCCCGGCTTCGCGTGCGAGCGGTGCGATCGCTTTTTCTGGCGTGGCCGGGGCGGGTATTGACGCCAATCAGGTGCTTCGGGATTCGGCTGGTGTCGAGTTCAAGGTGATTGCCGGTGTGGTTCTGGATGAAGTCGGTCAGGCGGTCGCCAATGTAAAGGCTTCTGTCCCGGGCGCATCGGGAAACCTTGCCGCTGGCACAAGCCTTACGCTGACGTCGCCGGTTGATGGTGTCGACCCGGTCGCAATTGTCGAGGCAGGTGGTTTCGCGGGTGGTGCGGACAAGGAGAAGGACGGTCGCCCGGGTATTGCCGAGCACTATCGTGGGCGAATTCTCGACGAAATAGCCCAGCCGCCGCATGGTGGCAGTCAGAGTGATTATGAGAAATGGGCGAAGGAAGTCCCCGGTGTAACCCGTGTTTGGGTAACGCGCCGCGAAATGGGCATGGGGACGGTCACGGTTCGCTTCATGATGGATGTTTTGCGCGCATCCAATGGGGGCATTCCGACTGCGGCGGATGTGGCGCTGGTGCAATCCTACATTGATGCGCGGCGTCCATTGAATGCCGATGTGTATGTTGTGGCACCTATTCCCAAAGCGCTGGGTATTACAATAACGGGTCTTAACCCCGATACGCCAGCGGTTCGGTCCTCGATCAACGCCGAACTTGGCGACATGCTTTATCGGCGGGGTGAGCCGGGGGTGACCTTGAGCCGAAGCTGGATCACCGAGGCAATTGCAGTTGCTGCCGGTGAAAGCCGCCACAAGGTTACAGTGCCAGCCGATGATGTTGAACATACGGTCGGGCAGATTCCGGTCCTCGGGGTGGTCAATTATGCTTGATGAACGGCTTGACGCCTATGTGGACATTGTTGCGTCTGCCATGCCGCCCGGTGCGGCGTGGCAGGGGTTTCGTGATTATGACGGGGTTGGCCGGGATTTCCTGCGTGCCAAGTGTTCGACATGGGTTGAAGTTGATCTGGCCGCTGACCGCTTGGTCATTGAAAGCCAGCCTGCGCGCGCCATCGAAATGCTGGCAGATCACGAAACGCAGGTCGGCCTGCCCGATTGTTGTTTTCAAACGGCAGGTTTGCCGATTGAGGATCGTCGCGCGGCGGTTCTGACACGCTATCGGGCGCGTGGGGGGCAACGGCCCGGGTACTTTATCGGGCTTGCCGAAACCCTCGGATATCAGACCGCAATTGTCGAATATCGTCCGTTCATGGTTGGCATAAGCCAGGTGGGCGGTGCGAACACATCTGGCAACGATGACAGCGTTCGTTATGACATGCTCGGCGCGACTGCTGATATGCGGGCGTGGTGGCGCATGCGGGTGCTGGGTCCGCGCGTGACGTGGTTCCGGGTGGGTGTCTCGACATTGGGGCAGGACCCGCTTGCGCGAATATCGCGAGCCGAAGATTTGGAATGTCTCTTGGGTCGGTACATGCCGGCCCAATCTTTTTTGACCATGGCTTATGAAGGTGAGTGATGCAGTATCAGCCGCCAGTGAATGGTAATCTTTCTGATCCGGACCGTCCTTATGTCAATCCGCAGCCTGAAAACGGCATTGAAGGATCAATCCCGCCTGCGGAATCAATCGAACATTCGATGCGCGAGATCGTCAACACGATCAACTATTACCTCGGCACGGTTGAAAATCCGCTACCGGCGACCGAGGCAGACCTTCAGCAGTTGCGCAAGGCGATCCAGCAGGCGGTCACGGATGGCACGAGCGATGCCTTGCGTCGCACTGTATCGGCGACCCTTGGTGCTGGTTTCTGGACCACGCCGGTCGCGGCAACGGTTGCTGCCGGTGATGTGTCGTTCGATCCGGCCCTTGGCAACCGCTTCACCCTGACCGCGACCGAGGCCCTGACGATCACGCCCCCGGACCCGATGCCTGCCGGTGGATCGGCGCGGCTGGAACTGACAATGGATGCCATCGGCAATCACGGGATTGCGTGGGGCCCGGAATTCCGCATCAACAACGGTGCGATCAGCAGTGAGCCGAACGCGGTCAACCTGATCCATATGGAATTTTCCGGTGCCGTGATTGACGTGCATATCACCCAGCGGGCGGAGGCGTGATCAATGTCGATCCTTTTTGACAACCCGCCGCCTGCCATCGGCTGTGGCGATCCCGGCGATCCGATTGATTTTGCCTGCCTGTTTAATGCTTCATCGGCGACACCTGCCTATTTGCGTCGCGCGCCCGGCACCGCATCGCCGATCTATAAAATCGCAATTTCGGTGTGGGCCAAAACTGTTTCTGTCGGCGGTTCTGTCGGGCCGTTTCTCACCGCAGGGCTTTCCCCTGCCGCTTCACAATGGGTCATGTCAAACAACATCGGGCGGGGTGATGGCGGCACCACCAATACAGCATCAATTGCACCATCGCATCGTGACCCGGCAGGTTGGGGCCACTACCTGATCAAGGCGAACGTAACGCCTGGAACCGCACTTGCTGACCGTGCAGCTTTCACGGCGAACGGGGTCACATTCACTCTCGCGTCGAACCTGATGGATGATGGCGTAGCATTGCGGCTTCTTGACCCGCAATACTGGCAGGCTATCGGCGCAAATTTGAATTCAAGCGGTTCCCTGATTGATGCGAACCAAAGCGTCTATGTCTCAGAGTTTATCGCGATTACGGGTGATGCTGTCGATGCCGTATCCGCTTCCGATTTCGGCTACTTCAATTCTGATGGGGATTGGGTGCCTAAAGCCTTTTACGGCAAGGGGCTTGGTGCGGCTGTTTATGGAGCCAACGGTTGCCACCTCGATTTCGGTGATGCGCTGGACCTTGGAAAAGACGTTTCTGGCAATGGCAACCATTTCACAGCCGTTGGCCTGACGGACGATAATCAGTTCACGGATACCCCGACGAACAATTTCGCCGTTGGCAACCCGCTGGATGCGCCCACGCCAGCCGGGAGGATTTTGTCGGAAGGTAACACAGCGTGGCAGCCCGCGCATAATCCGGGTGAAGGGCATATTGCCGCATCCATGCTAATCCCGGCTGGAAAATACTACTGGGAGGTTCTGGTCGAGACTGGCGCACCATTCTCACCCAGCACCATTGTTCCAGCTATCGGTTTCGCACATCGTTCTGTGGCTGTTAACGAAGCTAATGGGGCTGCCAATGGGCTTTTCCACTATCATTCTAATGGCAATCTTGTTGCCAATCCATGGGGCACCGACAGTGGGTATCCGTCGTGGACTGTTGATGATGTTGTCTCGGTTGCGATTGACCGGGAAACCGGGGATTGCTGGTTTGCCAAAAACGGGGTCTGGATTTCCGGTGATCCGGTGGCTGGTACCGATCCGGCCTTTACCATCCCGGCAGACTGGCTTGACGGATTGCGGGCGTCTGTGCAGGACAGTTCGGCAAGCGGTGCGATCAAAGCAAAGGTCAATTTCGGTCAGTTCGCCTTTGACTATCCGGTGCCGGATGGCTTTCGGACGTTATCCACATCGGGTATGCCATGCCCGGCCATTCTGAACCCGGATGATTATGTCACCGTCCGCAAGGTCGGCGATACTACGCCCTTGCCGTGGAACCCGCTGGTTCATAAAACCCTGATGACGGTTAAGGACCGTGACAGCACCGCAAGTTGGCGGGCCTGCGATACCTTGTTGGGCGATGGCAAGGCGTGGGCACCGGACGTTTCCGGGTTGGAAATCAGCGAGGGTTCAAACGGTGTCACATGGACGCCAACCGGGCCGACATTCGGGGCCGCAGCCGAGTATGCGGGCAACCGCATTGCGACCTTCTGGCGGGCCAGCCCGAAAGCCGGGTTTGATTTCGTGGACGTCATTTCAGATGCGGGCGGTGCGCCGACTAGCTTCACACACCTTGCCGGTGGTTTGATTGACCGTGCATGGGTTGTGCCTTTGGATGGTGGGCCTGTTCGTGTTTTCCATCGTGCCGCCCTTGGTTCCGATAAATATCTGATCCTGTCATCCGATGGGGCTGCGCAAACGAGCGTGGGGTGGTTCGGCTCCGATGCCGCGAGTGCCACCGTCAAGTTTCCGACCAATGGCGCACGCTACCGTGTTTACCTATGGCGGGCTGTAGCACAGTTCTCGGCCTTCCCTGCACATGTCGGCAACGGCAACCCGAATGGCAAGTTCATCCCGCTCGATTTCTTGCCACGCTTTGCCGAAATCAAAAACACAGCAGGTACGTATCACTGGAATATACGCACTACCGATCAGAACCCCGGCAACCCGGTGGATATCCAATTGGCGTGGTCTTCCAGTGCGACGGAAACACCGCCCGGTAGTGGCTTTCAAGACTTCGTTTCGAACGGCATCACGATCCGTAATACCGAGGGCACGGAAAACCTCAACGGGGTTCTGTATGCGAATGCAATCTTTGCGCAAACCCCCGGCAAATTCGCGCGTGCGCGATAATTCAGGAGACAGACCATGACTGCGCTTTATGCGATTTGTGACGATCAGTGGGCTTTGGTCCGCACGGCCAGCAGCCCGATGGGGCTTAGGGCCGAGACCGGCAAAACCTATTCCAATGCCGCCTTGGCATCGGTCGAGGATTTGCGGGAGAACTTCGTGCTGGTGATTGATCAGGGCACCAAGACCGATCAAGAATGGCAGACGGTTATCGGTAATCCGGCTGTCGTGATCGATGGCGATCCGGAAGAACCGGAAACCATGACGGCGACGCTGCAATACACCACGCAGCCGATCAGCCTTGAGGCAGCGAAGGCGAAGCTGAAAGAGCGGGCCAAGAATTGCAAATTTGAACGCATGGATGCTGGTGTCGAGTTCGAGCTTGGTGGCACGACATACATTGCCCAGACCGACAGTGAAAGCCGGTCGCTCCTGATGGCCGTTTACTTCAATGCTCTTGCGGGTGGCCTGCCTGACGGACGCAATTGGCGGTTCCGCGACAATTCCTATCCGCTTCTGACCAGTGCGGAAATTATTGCGTTGGGCGAAGCTGTCAACGTGATGGTTGCCGCCTGTTTCGACCAGCAGGCCGCGCATGATGCGGCGATTGATGCACTGCCCGATCTGGATGCCTGCAAGGGATACAATTGTTCCCTCGGGTATCCGGCGGGTCCTGCTATTCCTGAAACCGTAACGGAGTAATAGCCAATGATTTTGACCATGTTGGCGGTGCTAATGTCCGCCATTCGCACCCATTGTGGCGGCGCTTCTGATGCTGGGCGAGGCACCCGGCTGGTCGCAATGGTGGCCCGGAGCGGCGCGGGCAAGTGTGTGGCGGCTTTCGATGCGCGGTTTGTTGCTTCTTAATCCCCTGATGGGGCCGATTTATTTCGGGTGTCACCGGTATCGGTCCCGGTTGCCCGTTTGGGGAAAGTTCCTTGATGGCTGGACGTCCTATGCCGAGCTGCTATCTGGATTTGTTACGGCCTGCAGCTATGTGTTCATGACCTGGCTTATTGCCCGCTGGTTTATGTAAGTCAGCCAAATACACGCCCGTTTCAGTAGGTCGCCAATCGGCGGCTTTTTTTATGCCTGAATGGTAGGGGGTGCCGGCATGGACAAGCCGCCGCACGAGTTTGAGCCGCAATGGCTCGTGGCGTTAAAGCTTTGGTGGCCAGTAGCGGGGCTAACGATTTACGCCCGCATTCTTTGGCATCGGAACCTTGTTGCGAAAGGGTTTCGGCGTTTTTGGGGGCGAGAGCTTCTGTGGGAGCTGGTCACCGCGGGGTTCTGTTTCGCCATTTCAATGGGGATCGCCGATTACTTCGATCTCAGCATAACCGGCGCTTGTGCGGTCGGCACCTTCATCGGGTGGCTCGGTCCAAAGGGGCTGCAAGCCTTTCTGTTGGGCGCAATCAAATCAGGAAATTCGAAAGGGGTCTGACATGGATCAGATTGCATATGTGGCGCCGTCCATTGCGGCGTCATCGGTCGTTCAACTCGTTCTGGCGCTGATCGCGTTTGTCATCGTGCGCTGGGTTCTTAAGTGGCTCGACCGGATCATTGATTTTGATTTCAAGGGGTGGATTTCCAATGCGAATGACAATGCTGTGTCTCGTTATCTTGGTTACCGGATTCTGGCCGTCTGCATCTTGGTCGGGCTTATTGTTTCCGGATCGCTTTGACCATGACTTTCGCCAGCACGCCGGTCGCTATTTGCCCGGTGTCGATTGGCGGTTGCTGAAAGCGCAATGCTATCAGGAAAGTCTATTGCGCCCGGATGCGGTGTCGCCGGTCGGTGCGCAGGGGCTTTGCCAATTTATGCCCGGGACGTGGCGACAGGTTTCCGGGCAGATCGATCTGCCGCCCAATGCGTCGGCCTTTATGCCGCAGCTCTCGATCAGGGCTGCGGCTTTTTATATGGCGGGGCTTCGCGGGCAGTGGTCGGCAAAGCGGCCTGAGTGGGATCGGCATAGCCTGGCACTGGCCAGTTACAATGCCGGTCTGGGGCATCTTCTTTCGGCGCAGCGCGCATGTGGTGGCCCGTCGCTCTATCCGGAAATCATCGCATGTCTGCCTGCCATAACCGGGCGGCATTCAAAGGAAACCATCACCTATGTTGACCGCATATGGGGCTGGTATAGGCAAATGGTCGGGGGTGGATGATGCGAAATATCTTCAAGCTAGTCACTGGCGCCATCACGGGCGGCGGCATGATCTGGTGGATTGCTGGTGGGGTGGCGTTGCTTGTCGCGATTATCGGTGTGCAAACGATCCGTCTTGATGGCGCGCAGGCGCGGATCGAGGCGGAGCAAATGCGGTCGGTGCGATGGCGCGACGCCAGTATCGAAAACATGGAAACGATCAATCGGTTGCGGTTGGCCAGTGCCCGGATCGAGCGGGCGTTATCAGAAGAACGCGACCGGCGATCCGGGGCGGAAGCCCGGTATCGCACTTTGATGGAGGGGGTGAATGATGCGCCGAATGATGGTTGTGTCGGGCCTGCTGTGCGCGGGCTTTTTGACCGCTTGCGGGACGACGCCGGAACCGATCCGGACAACGGAATATATCGAGGCGACGGTGCCGGGGGAATTGACCGCGTGCAAACCCGTTCCGGCGATCCCTGATCCGCCGGTTACCGATAAAAAGGTTGGCCGGTATATCGTTGATCTGATCGATGCGCATGATGATTGCTATGGCAAAAACCGTACAATTGGTGAGTTGTTCGGTCCGGAACAATGACGCGGATCTGATGCGACCGGTTGATGACCGACCGAAACAAGGAAGCCTGTTCTATGCTTCCTATTTCCAATCACGCCCAATAGATACCCTCGTTACGTGCGGGGGTCGGGTCGTTGCACCGACCCGAGCCGGGATGCGTCAACATCCCACGGACAAGCCGCCCCGCGCTGCCGTCGACGGCGGGCGGGACAGTACAGGTAAATCATTAACAAATGAAAGAAGTAATCCGTTGTGAACCGCCAGCCCCTTGGCTCGGCGGTAAAAGTCGTTTGGCTAACCGTATTGTCGATTTGATCGAGGGGATCGATCACGACGTTTATCTAGAGCCGTTTATCGGGATGGGCGGGGTATTTTTCCGGCGCCGACGGTCGGTAAAATGCGAGGTGATAAACGACTTTAATGGTGATGTCGCGAATCTGTTCCGGCAATTGCGTCGTCACCATAAAACCGTTCTAGATGAAGCCCGATTCCTTTTGGGATCGCGCGAAGAGTTCGAGCGGTTCAAGCAGCAACGCCCGGATTTGATGACCGAGATAGAGCGTGCGGTGCGGTTTCTTTACCTGCAACATCAAGCCTTTGGTGGCAAGCCGTCCGGGCAGAATTTCGGGGTAGACCGTGAGCGTGGATCACGTTTCTCGATCGAGAAAATTGAAAGCAATATCGAGCGGATTCGACAGCGCCTGTCATCGGTGATCATAGAAAATCTGGATTTTATCGAGGTGATTGATCGATACGATGGCGGGCGGGCTTTGGTTTATCTCGACCCGCCTTATTATGGCGGTGAAGGTGACTATGGAAAGGCTTTGTTCTCCCGATCGCGATTTGTCGATCTGGCTGCTCGTCTTTCCCGGTTGGCCGGCACATTTATTCTGTCGATTAATGATGTCCCTGCCATTCGGGAAATCTTCGGTGATTTCGCCATGCTGGAAGT